CTACCCGCTGGCAATGCGCAAGGAGTTTTAGAGGAAGTTGAGTTTTTCAAACAGCGTCTTTATGCAGCTTTGAATGTTCCTTTCACAAGAACTGATCCTGAAGCGATGGGCGGTCTTGGCACACATATGACAGAAATCACTCGCGACGAAATTACATTTGCTAAGTTTATTGATCGAACGCGGCTTCGTTTCAACCAGCTTTTTCTCAAGATTCTAGAAAAGCAACTCATTCTCAAGCAAATTATCAAGCCTGAAGAATGGAAGCCACTTGCCTATAGAATCAAGTTCAAATATGCAAAAGAGAACATCTTTGCAGAAATCAAAGAACGTGAGATTCTAAATGACAAGTATACAACCCTTGGTCTGATTGCTCCATTTATAGGCATGTTCGTTTCAAGAACATGGGTTAGAAAGAATCTTCTCAAGCAAACTGATGAGGATATTGAAAGAATTGATGCTGAGATTGCCGAAGAAATGAATGATCCAATCTATCAACAAGCGGCCATGCAAGGAATGCTTGGAATGCCTGGAATGGGGCCTGGAGGGGCAACGCCAGGAATGGGCGGACCACAACCCGGTGGCGGTGATGGTGGCGATGGTCCTCCAGCTGCGGCCCAACCTAAACAAAGCATAAATAAGAAGAAAGATAAAGGTAAAAAGTAAACAAGCTATGGATGATGTAGATATAGATAAACTATCACCCTTAGAATTGTTGAAAATACACGATAAGCTTTATGCCTCTAAGAAACGGCAACTGATGAAGTTACGTTCTAGAGGTGAAGTAAAGCGCGCTGCGAAAGTTGGAAAACAATTATTTAACCAGGATGTTGCTCTAGGAGATTACGAAATGGAACTGAAAGAAGCCAAAAAGACAAAGAAATCTGCAAAAGCTCTTGAAAAACAGCAATGCGAAGAAATGGATAATCTTGTCAAAACTATGAAAGAAGAAGGTCTTTCGGATGAAGAAATTGAAGAAGTGTTCAATGATCTAGAGAAAGAAGCTCTCAACGGTATCATTGAGAAGCTAAAGAATGAAGGTTATTCAGATGATGAAATCGTTGGTATTCTCACTGAAGAGTATGAGCAAATGGATGCTGAACTAGAGGAAGAGAATGAAGAGGAAGCTGGCGAGCAACTTACACCAGCCCAAGAAATTATCATAGCTGCAATTGACGCAGAACCATCCCGGATTCAAGCTATTCTAGATCAAGAAATCAAAACCCGCGCCTCAGGCCTTGTTGACGATTATAAACAACATCTAGCTCAGAATCTATTCAATAATCCACCCGAGCCTCCAGTAGAAGATGAAGAGGATGAGTTTGAAGACGAAGATGAAGAAGTAGATGGTGAGCCCGAAGATGATGTTGCTCCCGAAGGTGAAGAAGAAGTTGAAGAGGCAAGAAGCACATATACTCCTGCAAAAGCTGGGTCCAAATCATCTAAAGTTACATTGAATAATAATGGTTTACGACGTGGAACTCAAAAGCCTGCACCTAAACCTCTTTTTCAAAAAAAAACAGTAAAGGAAGCTCTTGATCCTGAGAACGATGCGCCTGAACTCGTTGGCGTAAAAAAAAACAACCGAAATTTAGAGACAGATCAGGAAGACTAAGAGGATCAATAATTCTCAATCGGAGAAGAAGAATAAAGAAACTCAAACGCGGTAAATCCCTTGGTCAAAAAAAAGCTAAGTGAAGCTTGGATACACAGACTAAAACAAGCTATTCATAATACAAAAAAAGAAAGAAGTGTTGGAAGTAGAAAGGCTGATGAAATAACTGGTAAAGTGTCTGATTATGCTAGTTTAGTTCATCCAGCCGTTGGAGAAGTTATAAAGAAAAGCGGATTAATAGCAAAGCCCATAGCACATGCCGCAGTGGTTGCCGGGGAAATGAGAAGACTAAAGAAAGACCCAAAGAAGATATACTAAGATGACTAAACCAAGAGCAAAGTTCAAATTTGGATGGAGGCGCGATAAGCCTGACTTTCGCGACTACAAATATGAACACTTCCACCTTAAATTAGAAAAACGAATTGCTCTTCCTGAGTCTGTTGATCTGCGCAAACACTGTCCCCCTGTTTATGACCAAGATGAACTCGGATCATGCACCGCGCAAGCGATTGCTGGCATGATTGAGTTTATACGCATCAAAGACACGAGTCTACCTGATTTTACACCATCTCGTCTTTTTATCTATTACAATGAAAGAGAAATGGAAGGCGATGCTCTAGAAGATTCCGGGGCAGAACTTCGTGATGGTATCAAATCTGTTGCAACTCATGGTTTTGCGCGTGAATCCGTTTGGCCTTATGATATCTCAAAATTCGCAATCAAGCCACCACATCAAGCTTATACTGATGCAAAGAAATACAAAGCACTCACATATCTTAGACTGAATAACACTGATCTGTATAGCTTAAAAACTTGCTTGGCGGCGGGGCATTCATTTGTTTTTGGCTCTACTATTTATGAGAATTTCTATTGGAGTGACAAGAACGGTGGCTTTGTGCCGATGCCTGGAGCCCACACCGATCCTCTCGGTGGTCATGCTATGATGTGTGTAGGTTATACAAAAGACGAGCATTTTATCATCCGAAATTCATGGGGTGATGGTGTTGGTGATAAAGGTTATTATTACTTGCATTTTGCCTACTTAACCAATCCCGATCTGTCAGCAGATTTTTGGAGCATAAGGAGCGTTAGTTAATAAATGGTTGAAAGAATTATGGCAAATCGGAAGAACAGTTCTGTTACTCTCCATGCCGTTTCCAATGTCAGCATCACAATCGTAGGCAACAACTCAGTTAGCAACGTTGCAACTGGTGATGAAATCCTGTCGGGAGCAACAGTTAGACGTATTTGGTGGGGCACAGATGGTTTGGTTTCAGTATTGCGCGGATCAAATGTTGTCGGCCGATATACACAATCTGGCTATCATGATTATGTCGGTCATCAGGGAACTATCAATCTAGACACTGCCGGTAGTTTAGTTATTACCATGTCAACCAACTCTTTCGTTGTTGTTGAGCTTGGTAAGATTCACTCCTTTATGACTTCTCAAACATAAAAATGATATGCAGTTTTTACGAAAAATACTTGGACTTCCAACAGGTTCCCCCAAGCAAAAGAAAAAAGCTGAATATCATCAAAAGCTAGAAACAAATCATCGTCGTTTGTTTCATACCTCATCTGATCTTGGGGCTTCCTTAGCTCACTTGAAAAGAGCATATGGTCATAAAAGTGCTGCTCAACATGCGCTAGACAAATACAGAAGAGACTTAGAACGTGACGAATCTCTTACTGAAAATCCACATAATGATGATGAATTAGACGATGCTATTGATAAACATGCAAAGAAAACAGAGAAACATTATAATGCTTACCTTAATCAAGTAAGAAAAGGAAAACGTAGTATACATATTGCGCATCCTCTGACTGATCCAGAATCCCTGAAACACTTACACAAATACCAGCGCGCAAACCAAGCCTATAAAACAGCTCAAGGAATGAAGCAAAAACGTCAAGGTTATGGGCCTGTCGCCCGCGCGCTTTATGCTCCTTACTATCAAACAAAAGCTCGCTCCCTGGAAGAACCAAAACCCTGGAGTAGAGACTATAATCATGGGGAATGGCAGGACAAGAATCCTCCAAAAATCAAGAAGAATATAGATAAAGACTAAATAAAACACAGAACTTACAACTATAAAAAAGGAACTTTCTAATTCATGGCTAAAGTCGTTACTTCCGATACTGGTGCAAATACTCTAACAATTTCTGCTTCTTTGTGGGCAGCTATGGCTAACGTGGCAGGAATTCAATATGGCTCCGGTGGCAACACTAATATTGAGCTTGTTGCTTGTCAAATGATTGCTTCTGGCCTCAGAGATTATGCTGATCGCATTATGGGTCCAGGCCAGCGCACGGGTGCCGGTCTTACTATTTCTTATATCGAAACCAACGTCAAGGGTAATAGTGAATAATAATGTCATTGCGCTTAATAACTGAGGTTACTAACGATCTGGAATATCTGACCGAGGAAAAGGACGGCCGGAAGCACCTTTATGTTTCTGGCCCCTATATCTCTGTTGATACTCCAAATCGCAATAACAGAGTCTATTCTAGAGCGTTGATGGAGCCGATTGTTGAGAGCTTTCTAAAAGATAAAGTCAACAATGGCAGTGCTTTTGGTGAGTTTGGGCATCCTGCAAACGGCCCAAAAATCAATGAAGAGAAAATCTCCCATCGTATTACTTCCCTAAAATGGGATGGTAATCACGTTATTGGTAAGGCTTTGATCCTAGATGAAGGCGCTTCCGGTAAGCTAATGAAAAACATCATTGAAACTGGCGGAAAACTAGGCATGTCAACCCGTGGTCTTGGCTCAGTAAAGCCTAATGACAAAGGTTTACAAGAAGTCCAAAACGATTTCAAACTTCTCACTGTTGATTGTGTTGTTGAACCCTCAGGCGCCGGATGTTGGGTAAACGGTATCATGGAAGGTGTAGAATGGGTTTTTGATGCTACAAAAGGCACTTATATGGAGAAACATGTAGAGCAAGTGGCTGAAACTGTTAAGAAAATGCCAAGGCGTGAGCGCGAAGAAAAGATGCTTGGACTATTTTCTCATTATATTAACGGCATACAGCAAGAAGGTTGGTCTGATGACTTGGGGCCAAAGGGAAGAAAAGAAGTTCATCTAGCTCATCATCAGAAACAGCTTGATTTTCATAGAAATGCTTATCAGGGAATATTGGAATGGGAAAAACACAATGGTCCCACTAAAGTTTCCCGAGCACAAGCCAAGCATCACTGGAGTAAAGCCCAGCATCATATCACTCAAATAAACAGATGTGAAGTCTAATAAACGCTAAATAACACATAGTATTCGTTCAGGAGTTGTAAATAAACATGGCTAGAAAGAAAATGGTAAAGAAAGAAACTTTAATAGAAGACGAAGTTCTTGATGACGATGAAATTGAGAATGTTGAAGACACGGTTGACGAAGACCAAGCTTCTGATAATGCAGCAAGCATCGCAATGAAGCCTTCCAATAAAATGGAAGCTATGAAAATGGCTGTCAATCTAATTGGTATTATGCCTCAGGATATGGCTATCAACTGCCTTGATCAGATGCTTCAGATGATCGGCCAAGAAGCTCAAAATATTCCCGATAGTGCTGCTGCTCATAATGCTGGAACTCTTGCAATGAAGCCTTCTTTTGCTTCAGCTGGTATGACAGAAAGCATCAAAGAAGCTATCACAGAAATTTTCGGCGGCGAGACAGAACTCTCCGATGAATTCAGAGAGAAAGCCGAAACTATTTTTGAAGCCGCTCTTTCCACTCGCGTTGCTCTTGAGCGTGAGAAGATGAGAGAAGAGCTACAGGAAGAGGCCGACGCACAAGTTGACGAAGCTCTTACAACGCTAACTGAACAATTGGACCAGTATCTTGATTATATCACAGAAGCTTGGGTTCAAGAAAACGAAGTTGCGATTGAATCAACTCTCAAATCAGAAATCATGGAAGAGTTGGTTTATGATCTAAAAGAAGTTCTCCATAACCACAACATTGAGTTTCCTGATGACAAAGTAGATGTCATTGAAGCTCTTGGCGAGAAAGTTGAAGCTCTAGAAGCTCAACTCAATGACGCAATCAATCAGAACCTAGAACTAGCCGAGCGTCTAGAATCTGTTGATAAAGAAGAACTTATTAATAGAATGACTGAAGGTCTTGTTCTTACTCAAAAAGAGAAATTCAAGACACTTGTTGAGGGAATCGATTTTGAAACCCCAGAAACTTTTGAGCGGAAACTACTTGTTGTAAAGAATAAGTATTTCCCAACAAAAGGTGACAAATCAACTGGTATTCTTCAGGAAGACGTTATTGAAAACGATACTGAGGAAGAGAAGAAGCTAGACCCAGTAATGGATGTATATGCCAAGACTCTGTCTCATATGATCAAACGATAACTGTTGAAAAAATAGAATTTCTAAATAAAACTAAGAAAGACCAATTAGGAGTTATAATAAATGTCTCAGAAGAGAATGTTAAATGAAATGGAACTACTGAAGCAAAAATGGGATGGTATCCTTAATCATAAGGAGATGCCCAAGATTCGGGACAACCATCGCGCAATGTGTACCGCGATTATGTTGGAAAATACTCAACAGGCTCTTAGTGAGGATCGTGTTCACATTCCACAGAACATGAGATTGGACGAAGCCGCCATTCCTGTAAACATGATGGCTGGTTCTAGCTCCGATCCTTCAACAGGTGCAATTGACACCTTTGACCCAATTCTAATCTCAATGGTTAGACGTGCCGCTCCTAATCTAGTTGCCTATGACATTGTTGGCGTTCAGCCTATGACAGGTCCAACTGGTCTTATCTTTGCGATGCGTTCTCGGTATACTAACCAGACTGGTTCAGAGACTTTTTATAACGAAGTCAACACGATGTTTAGCTCAATCCTTTCTGGCGCTAACACCCTTGGCTTGAAGCATGTTGGATCACTCCCTGGTAACTCAACTGCTGTTTCAAACCTCGCTGCGACCGGCATCTACAACTACGGTGGTGCAATGTCAACAGCGCAAGGTGAAGCGTTGGGAACTGATTCTAACTCTGATTTTGCTCAGATGGCTTTCAGCATTGAGAAAAATACTGTTACTGCCAAAACTCGTGCGCTAGCTGCGGAATACACGCTAGAACTCGCACAAGACTTGAAAGCAGTTCATGGTATGGATGCTCGCGCTGAACTTATCAACATTCTTTCAACTGAAATCCTTGCGGAAATCAATCGTGAAGTTGTTCGCACCGTCAACCTAGCTGCTACAGTTGGTTGTCAGGAAGACACTACAACTGCTGGTTTCTTTGATCTTGATACCGACTCAAATGGCCGTTGGTCCGTTGAGAAATGGAAAGGTCTAATGTATCAACTAGATCGTGAATGTAACGCTCTAGCGAAGTCTACCCGTAGAGGGAAAGGCAATATTGCCATTATGACTTCGGACGTAGCTTCCGCTCTACAAGCTGCACAGGTTCTTGATTATACGCCTGCTCTACAAAATAACCTAAATCCAGACGATACAGGTTCTACCTTTATTGGTGTCCTGAACGGAAAGATTAAGTGTTTCATTGATCCATACTCTTCAGGTGGCCAGTATATCAACGTCGGCTATAAAGGACAGTCAGCTTTTGATGCTGGTATCTTCTATTGCCCCTACGTTCCTCTACAGCTAATGAATGCGGTTCGTCCAGATTCATTCACACCTCGGGTCGGATTCAAGACACGTTATGGTATGACTGCTAACCCATTCGCTCAAGGTCTAACTGCTGGTGGTGGCACAATCGTAGTAGATTCAAACGTTTATTACAGAAAGTTCCTCGTTCAACATCTTATGTGACCTACCTTATGTAATTGTATTTATAAAATTAGGGAGCTAGCGGCTCCCTTTTTTTATTCCAATTTTCTTGCCCAATACCCCTTATGTTTTGATTTTCCATTACCAGAATGTGTGCGCGATAAATTACCTTGATCTAATCCATTCTCTAGACACCATTTTCTTAGATTTATAACAACTTCAGTATGCCCATCAGGAAAAGTTATTTCCCATTTCTTTTGATTAACTTCTGTTGCAACCCGTTTCTGTCTTTCAGTATTTTTCTTACCAACATTCCATATTGCTATTTTTCTTTTTGTTTCTTCAGACATTGCTGGTCTATTGTCGTAAACACCAGAATCCCATCTACGTTTCATTTCATCAGAAAATACTTCACGTTGTATATCTGTTCTTTCCTTACCGCGATTACCTTCACTAATTTTTCTTTTGGTTTCCTCAGATAGATTTGTATTTTTTCGCAAAGCGCCATACTTATTTCCTTTAGTTTTTTTTCGTAACTCCTCTTTCCATCTATCTCCATCCTCAGTCTGAAACCATATTTTCCTTGAAGATGAAATAGCCTTCTTATGCCCTTTCCTTAGCTTCATTCCCGCCAATCCACTATCGCCACCTTTTTGCATGTTATATCCGCTCTTGATAGCATCATATTCCGCAATCAACTCTATTTCCCTGATCTTGGATTCCTCTAGACTGGCGCACTCCTCCAACACCTCAAGCTTCCAGCACTCTGTTCCATACTTGCGAAAGGCCCAATACAGCTTGCACATGCGTCTCTTTTTACAACGCTGCCAAGCATAAACATGAGCACGAAAACGCGGCTCAAGCCCCATATTCGTTCGCCCAATGTAGCTCTTTCCACTACTGAGATTCAAGAATCTGTAAACAATATCCATTTTTACATTTTATCATACATAGACTTCTCAGTCAACTTTTTGTGAACGCTTGACTTTCGTTCCCCGATTCTTTATATTGACTTTTATGGGCGAGATTGAAAGCCCCTAACTCAATGGAGAAAATTGTATGAAGATCAGTGTGATGGCCGTGCTGGTTGCTACAGCCTCTTTGGTTGCAGTTTCCAGCGGCGTTCAGGCGCAGACGGCCAAGGACAACAAGAAGTCCATGGGCTCTTCCAGCGCGCCAGGGCCGGGCTTCTATGACATGTGGATCAACCGTGCTGGCACCAAGGCTGGCAAGGTCCGCACCGTCCGTGATCCCTACAGTTCCGGCAACCCGGTACTGTTCTGGGACTTCCAAGATCGGCGCGTTGGAGGCACCGGACAGTAGGAGAGAAAACAACTCCCAAAGTTTTGCCCCAAACTCGGCGGTCTTTTATCAGGCCGCCATTTTTTTTAATACCCATCAATATTTCCAATTGACATTACAGTATAGTCATGTTACAAAGCATCCATCTTAGAAAGCCTACCCACCCAACAACGGAGAAAAGATATGGTCTTCACTTCAAAGAAAATGCTCCCAAAGGATTGGCAGAAAATTGTTGAGGAGTTATTGATTCATCAACAATCGTCAAATGTTCGCTCTACTCAACACGATCAATATCTTTCTAAACTTATTGCTGGCTTGAATAATAACGAGAACTATCAAAAGCAATGCATCGTAGAAGACCAAATCGCCAAGGCAGCAAAAACTCAAATCGTTGCCAAGGTCAAAGTCAACGGCGCATATACCTACTACTATGACAGAACTACCGGCTTCTGGTATCCTCCGCAGGCAGTAGAAGGCAAAGGTGTTCCGCTGTCGCCTGAGATTTTTGACTGCGGAAATATTTCAACGAATACATCTGGAAATCGGGATGGCAAATGCTTCATTGACAAGAGCAACACGCATCTTGCAAAGAAGTATAGTCTTGCTGCCGGTATGAAGGAGCATTGTGTGGCGATGGGCTGTAAGCATCGTTCCATGGGTTCACTGCAACAGCAAACTCTATCAAGAACAGAATTCTAAAACAACCTTTCCGGTTTGTGGGTGACGGACTAAAAAAGCGCCTCCCTCGTGATTTTTAGTTGAGGAACCCACGTCTAAATACAAAACCAAGAAAAACACGGATCAAAACAATGGAAGTTATTTTTATCATTGGATTTTTATGTGGTCTTTTAGCAGCAATAGCAGGCGTATTCATACTCACTAACTCAGGATAATATTTGGCAAATAATTTTCATATTGTAAACGATCTTGCTGTAGAAACGTGTCCCTGGATTTACATAGACACTCCTCATAATAAAATCTATGTTATCGGTTTCAACAAGCTCGCCCAAGAAGTTGAAAATTCTCTTTATCATAACTTCAATTGCGGCTTTGCTCAAGACTTCTTTTCTGATTATGATGCGGCTCAATTCTTTCAGATAGACACTCTGAAGGCAACAGTTTTCGCGAATACGTTCAACAGAAGCTTTGATAATCTAAAATATTTCCAGGGCAAACACTTCGGCTCTCCAGCTTCCAACTCCCTGTTTTCTCTTTCGGAAAGTTTGATCTTCACTTTCAATCCAGCCGAAAGTGTGTCTTTAGTCAACACTCGGGAACTCCAGTTTTGGCAGATCAACAGCGCGCATCCTGGAAAGATTAGCCTACCCGATAAGTTTGTTTTTGACAAAGCCAACACCAATCCAGAAGAAGCTTCCCAGTATAATCAATCTGTTGTTCTCCAAGTTGTTGCTAACCTTTCCGCTCTTGCTTTATCAAACTGTCTTATTATGGTGCATGGTCATCCCACTTATGGCTATGTTTCTAATATTCCTCTAAATACTGTATCTAATTCTTATCAAACAATAGTTGATTATCTTCCAACTATCAATCTAAGTGTTGATGCTAACGAAGTTTATACAGATGCTAAAACATCCGCTGTCCTCACAGTTAATCTAGGTATCATTCTTGCAAACACCAATATCACTCTAGATACTAATGCTGGATTTGTTGTCAATCCAAAACTCTATATTGCTAACCAATCTCAAACAACAAAGCTTTATCCGATTGGGATGGAGAATGGAACAACAATGAAAGTATTTGCTGGATGGAGTAATTATCTCCATGTTGCAAATGTCAGCATAACAGCCATAACGCCTGAAGTTGCAGATGGACGCTATACGACTCCAGGGACTT